TCGACGTTCAGGCCAGCGCCAGCCACACCAGCATGAACACGTTCATCGTCCAAGCCGTGGAAGAAAAACTGGCCCGCGTCGAGCGCCAGGAGCCGCTGCTGAGTGCTCCACAGCAGGCCATTAGCCAGGCCAACGTCGCGCCGCGCCTTATCGGATGGCGTACCTCGGACTACCTCATGGAGACAGCAGATCGGTGCAAGGCCGAGAGCTGGTCCGTGCACGTCCAGGTCCTGCCGATCTTCGAAGGCGACGCGATCACCAAGCTTTCGTCCGCCGAAGGGGCGCCGGCATGACCATCGCCTACGAGCAGTTCCTGCGCGCCAAGGTGCGCCTCGCCGAGCCGCAAGGCTTCGAGGTTGATCCTTCGGCCTTCCATCCCCTGCTGAAACCGCACCAGCGCGCCATCGCCACCTGGCTGGTGCGCCAGGGGCGCGCGGCCTGCTTCGCCGCGTTCGGCCTGGGCAAGTCCATGAT